AAGTGCACCTTGAATGAGGAGTTTATCCCTGCCCGCGAGGAATCTGAAACTCCAACCTCAGTTCGAAAGGTTAATCCTGATGTATGTCCGGTATGGGACATGGAAAATCAGGCCTGGCGTTCGTTCCGTTGGGACTCACTTAAAAAGATTGCCATCTAATTATGTCGAAACTTCATTCTGTTCTTCCTCCAGCGTCAGAGGCAGCTTTTCTGGGCGATGAACTCACCTGGTCTGAACTTGTTTCGGAAGAGAAATATAATTCTGAGTTAAGTAAAGCTTTGAATTGGCACAACTATTGTGCTTCTGATAAAGATTATCAGAAATATATGGAGCAGTGGATCCGTGAGCATCGCTCAAGTTCAGCTAAGCGAGACATTGAAGCATTTAGGAAACTTTCTTTTGTGAATAAAACCATTTGTGCTCTTGCTCGAATTCACCTCCAGGGATTTCCGTTGAAGTCTAAAGATTCACAACATATCCGTAATTACATCATGGAGTTCACCGGCATTTCTGGAAAGAAGGTTACCACCCAAACATCTACTAAAGTTAGGAGTGTTCCTTCAATCCAAGAACGAATCCGTGCGCAAGTAGCATCCATTCTATCTGACTTAGATGTCCGCGTGGATGATGCCTTTGAAGATAATTTGGCTACGCCCGAGGACATTTCGGGAGATATTCTGTCACAAAATTTCAAGGGTCCGCAGCTCAAGCTCATTCAGGATTATTTGAATCGCAATTTGATTGAATGGATTCAGGCATATTCTGGTGACGATGAACAGCTTGCCCAGGGATACAAGTATATCGGAAGGCGTAATCTCAAAAAGATTATTGATACTTTCACTCAGGTCATGGATACCATTTCACAGCAATCCACACGGATCAAGACGCAGCGTATTCGCAAGAAGAAGCCTGTGGACAAGAAGAAGATGGCAAGCAAGCTTCGCTTCATGAAGGATTTCCCAGAACTGAACATTCAGAGTTTGAATCCGGTTGATATCATCGGCGCCAATATGATTTGGGTCTATGATACCAAGAAGCGCCGACTTGGATACTATGAGGCAGAATTGAAGAACAGTTTGTTTGTGAAGGGTACAAAGATTGAGGGATTCAAGGTGACCTGCGAGAAAATTCTACGTAAGCCCGAGGAACAAATTCCCGAAATCATGAAGCTCCGAAAGAATCAGACGGTCAATTGGTTTGATGGCATTCGTGCAAAGTGTAAGGACATGACTGGACGTACTAATACTAATCTCATTCTGTTGAGGATTGACTAATGAATACACAATTTGATTTGGAAGATATGTTGATGAAGTGCTGGCATGTGACTGACGATATTGACCTCGTGGCTACAATGGTAGGAAACATGGATATCAACGCACGGGATAAGGATCGACTCTTGAACATTCTTATTGGATTGAAGGAGTTGTATAATGCTCGCCATAGTGCAACGTTCGCTGTATTTGAAGACCTTGTGGGTCGAGGTGTCTTTACAAAACCCCATTGGGACCAGTCCTCATTCAATCCTCCTGTTTGATTAATGGATAATTTTCATTATCATTTTGGGATACATAGTAACATCCCAATGTGTTGTGCACTTTTCTATCAGCGAAAAAAGGATGAGGGGGTTGAACAAATTGGTTTAACCTATCGTCCTGAATTCATGGATCTTGACAAATATTTGCATATTCGTTATGTTTTATGTGATGACTGTGCTCATCAAGTGCTTTCAGGTAACCACACTGTAGTACGTACATTACATCTTTGCCATCGGGATCCCACTCCTGATTGTGAAATATATCTTACAGAGGTAACATGATTATTGTAGATTATAGCCAGACGGCAATTAGCACTCTCATGGCAGAGCTTCGTGGGCGGACTGACGCAGAAATCAGTACGCCACTTATTCGCCATATGATTATTAACGCACTACGCAGCTATAAGCTGAAGTATGGAAAAGAGTTTGGGGAAATTGTTATTGCCTGTGATAATAAACATTATTGGCGCAAGAAGATGTTCCCATATTACAAGGCAAATAGAAAGAAGGCGCGAGATGATTCTGGTTTCGACTGGCATGCCATTTTCGAGGCGTTGAATCAAATCAAGCAGGAACTTGCCGAGCATTTCCCTTATCCTGTTGTTGAGGCGGAAACGGCAGAAGCCGATGACATTATTGCATCACTGGTAATTTGGTCACAGGACCATGACCTTGTTCAAGAAGGTCTTGATATGGTCCCGCAACCTGTGTTGATCCTATCAGGCGACCATGACTTCACACAGCTTCAACGTTACAAGAACGTGAAGCAGTATAGCCCCATCCACAAGAAGTGGGTGAAGGCGGAAGAAAGCATTGATAAGATTGTCATGGAACATATTCTATTGGGTGACAAGGGTGACGGTGTACCTAACTTTCTTTCACCGGACGATGTGTTTGTAAGCGGTGGTCGGCAGAAGCCTATTCGTAAAAAGGATTTGGAAGAATGGAAGAAGCTACCCATCTCACATTGGGATGGTACACCCCATGAGGCAAACATTCGTCGTAATGCCAATTTGGTGGACTTGCGAAATATCCCAGAGGAGATTGGCCAAACTATTATAAATAACTTCACATCTCAAAAGGATGTTCGGGATAAATCACAATTGCTAAATTATTTTATTGCTCACAAGATGAAGAATCTCATGGAGCACATCACGGAGTTCTGATATGAAAGCAACAGCGGTCATGTTGTTAAATGAAAAACTAGATTATATTGCTAAAGGTGAGACACTTGAAATTCAAGTAAATCGTGCCAGAGAAATTGCACGTTTGGATGTTACATTTGCTCCCTTGATGCGTATGGCAGTTATTGCTGAAGAAAAACTATCAGGGTTACCTGACGGTATGCCTGATACGTATAAGCCTGAAACAGCCATTCCTGATGGTATTTCCCATACCACAGCACGTCAGGAATTTCGTAGAATAAAAAACTTTCTACCTAAAGGTTCCATGCAACAAATACCTACACACAAAAGAGAGCTTAGTTGGTTACAAATGCTCGAAGGAATGCACTGGAAAGAAGCCAATGTCATGGTCCACATTAAGGATCAAACATTACTTCAAGTGTATCCAAACATGCGTGAGGTCTTGACAACCTTAGGTGCAAAGATTAATATCAAAGAAGTAGCACAAGAAACAAAAAAGAAAAAGCCCAAAAAGACGTAAAGTGTAATCTACATCTACGTACCCTGGGGCTTGACAAATGAGTCCCAGGGTATTATATTTAAGTATAGTGAAAAACAACAAAAAGTTTCAAAGTAGGGCTTGACAAACGAAGGACACTGTGTTAGATTACATATGTGTTCGCTAGTTGACAACTACAGTACTTACGCCGCGTTCGTCTATCGGTTAGGACGCTAGACTTTCACTCTGGTAAGATGGGTTCGATTCCCATACGCGGTACTTCTCGTCAACTTTGTAGGGTGATTTGACGTTAAATGCAGAACTCTACCGCTATTCATATTCGGCGCAGGAATATGGGCTTGGCAACGTCTCGGATGTTGCAAAAGGTTAAGGGGAGCGGGTCTAGACCGCGCGACATCCTTGGGTATCTGGAACATACCTCAATTGTCACCCCTCTACTGCCCTCTCGTATAATGGCAATACAGTTGACTTTGGATCAACGAATCGTGGTTCGATTCCATGGAGGGCAATGTAGTACCCGTCAATAAAAAACAAACAAAGGAGATAATATGCGTAATATGATTTTTGCAGTAGCACTTGTTGGTCTTGCCGCTTGTGGTAGCAAGGAAGAAACCGCAGTTGATACCACAGTTGCCGCCCCTGCTGATACGGCAGCTGCTGTAACGGTTCCTGACAGTGCAGTAACCAGCACACCACTTGACACAGTGGTAGCCAAGTAACAAAGTAGGTCCTTCGGGACCTACTCACGGGTCCATAGCTCAGCTGGGAGAGCGTCCGCTTTGCAAGCGAAAGGTCGTCGGTTCGATCCCGACTGGATCCATATTGGGTGGTTAGCTCAGTTGGTTAGAGCATCTCGTTTACACCGAGAGGGTCGGGGGTTCGAGTCCCTCACTACCCATAACAAGGAGAAACATGAATACAGTTACCATACATGCTCATGTAAAGACACTTGACAATTGTATATGGATTGTGCATATTAATGATGTGCGACATGAGGCAACCGATGTCATCATCAATTGTAAATCATACACAACAAGAAAATCAGAAAAAGATAAAATAGGTATGTGGAGAATCATATGTCACCCTGAACGGGTGTCATGGCAAGACAAAACATGTATTCTTGATTAGGCTCTGGTGGCGGAATGGTATACGCGGCGGTCTCAAAAACCGCTTCCCACCCGGGATTGCGAGTTCGAGTCTCGCCCGGAGCATAAGGACAGTTGGCAGAGTGGTCTATTGCAGCGGTCTTGAAAACCGCCGTACTGAAAGGTACCGAGAGTTCGAATCCCTCACTGTCCGTGACTTTATCATGAGGTACTGATGCCTTATAAAATTACAAATTCTGA